TAGCCAAGACAGGTAATGCTGCTAACAGTACAAACCCTTGGGGTTATACTTTTACTCCTAATAGCGGTTCGCCAAACATAAACACAAGCATTTGGCAATTGCCCACTCGCGTCATCACAGCGCAAATGCCAATCCGTACAGCGGTATTGTCTGACGTTAATGGCCTAAATAACGAACTCATCGAAGATTTGATGATGGAATTTGCGCAGCTTGAAGGCGCATCGATGGGTTTAAATAACGATCAAGCAGGCAGCACAACAACCAGCACAGGCGCGACCAATGGCTTGCGCGGTCTGAATAGTTATCCCGGCGCGGCTGGTGCAGTATCGGCGTTTGGTAGCAGCGGCTATGCCATCACAAATGGTCGCCATACGATTGCCACAGTGGGATCGACCGTTGCTGGTTTGAGCAAATCCACATTGTCGGAAATGCGGCTTGCGTTGCCGGGTCAATATTGGAACTCGCCAACAACCGCATGGATGATGCATCCTACTGCGATTGATGTACTGACTAAAGCAGTATCGGCTGGCAATGTTCCGTACTTTATGGAAACCGGCACAAACAACGGCGGTTCGGTGGTCAATGTATTTGGTTGGCCTGTAATCCCAAATCCTTATTTAAATCCGTGGTCAACAACCGGCGACATATCCATTTATCTTGCCGATTGGTCAAAATTTTTGACCATCGCGGATGTGGAAGAAATGTCGGTGCAGGCGATGGAACAAACCGAACCGGGCTTTATTACGATGTTTGCAGAAAAGCGGATGGTGTCAACCGTTCGTGATCCGTTTGCTGGTGTTCGTTTAATTGCGACCTAATTATGCCAGTTCAGGAAACAGGGCTTGGATTTGTTCAGCTTGCGCCAACGCGCAATCCGTTCAATTACGATTGGTTTGAACAAACAAATCGAAACGTATCGACCGGATGGTTAACGCTTGCTGAAATCCGCGAGCAGTTGAATTTGTATTCCGATACTTCGCAGGATACATATCTGACATCGCTTGAACTCGCCATCCGCATGGCGATTGAGGATTACTTAGGTGCGCCGATTGTATCGGTGCAGTACAAATCTTATTATGGTGTATCGGCTTTGTACGGTTCACCATTGTCGCTGGATTTGCCTGAAACATCGCAAGGTGGCGTTACCATCAATAGTGTGCAGTATTACAACGATGCAACGCCAACCGTATTAACAACGGTTTCGCCTGCTGATTATTACTATGATCCGACAGGGCGAAAAGTAATTTGCAGCGATTTGCCGACAAGCATTAATCCGCAAATGACATCGCCGGTTATTGTGACTTACACATTAGCCGCTTCGCCGTTTGCGACATATCCAGTAGTAAAGCAAGCAGGGTTGTTATGGTTTACGCATTTGTACAACAATCGCAGCGAAGTAACATCAACCGACATGAAGCGCATTCCGCTTGGGGTTGATACGCTGCTGCGGCCTTACAAACCACTGGTAATGTAATGGCAATTGCACGATACGAAGAAGCGCAGGTATATACGTTGTCGTTTTCGACATCGGCATACGGCGATACAGTAACAACCAAAACGCTTAAGTTTCAGAGCAAACCCGAAATTCGGGAAGTAAAGAATGAGTTAAGGATTACAGATAAATATCGAGTGTATGCAGGCATGATTAATTTTGTGTTTAATTTCACGCCATTTACACGCGATATGTATGACAATCAAAACATTTATTCGATTATGTGGCGTGGTTTAGATTGGCGAATTGACAGCGCCATCGAATCAAATGATCGGATGAAAGTAACATTTTTGTGTTATCACAATGATCCATCGACACAGGTATAACAATGGCGGGGCAAAACAACCCAAGCAATTATGCGGTGGCGATACAAGCGCAGTTGACCGCAACGGCTTCGCCAGTGCCGGTGTATGGATCATTTAACAGGAACTTTGCATCACAACAAAAATTTATAACTTGGAATCTGCGCAATGTGCATCAACCAGTTTATACCGGCACAACGCAATCGGTAAAAGGTATTGATCGACCAGTATTCCAAACCAATATTTATGCAGGAACTTTGCAAGATGCGTTTAGCATAGCAAATACGATAATACAGGCGTTGCATGGATATAGTGGGCAATTCGGTGGTGTTAGTGGATTTTATGTAAGCAAGATCGATATCGACTGGTTATACAATACCTTTGACAATGAAATCGGCTTACATTCGATCTACCTAGATTGCACAATGGATATTCCGACATAAAATAATCTTTAACTTTTTTGAGGAATAAAAAATGGCACTTCCAAATAAAGTATTGCCGGGCTTTTCGGCTTCGCTATATTGCCAACCTAGTGCAACGCCAACGGCATTGACAAACACGCAGCTTGCCACTTATGCAAACGTATCTGCCATTGCTGTATCGGGCAACCTGCTACCAGTTGAAGCTATTCCGGCATTTGGGCAGGATGATGCGGTTGCAAACTTTTCAGTTGCAGGCGCAAGACAATCCGACAAAATCCCAACGCAATCGGCACCGACTTCGATGTCAATTACTGCCGCATGGAATCCAAGCGACACCAACCTGCTGTTAATGCGCGGCGATGCATATAACGGTACAGTGGATCGCACATTTGTCATTTCCGCGACCGATGGCACAAACATTGTCAACTATGCTTTCAATGGTCGAGTAAGCCAATTTCAGATTGATTCCCAACCGGGTGCCGAGGCGAAATGTATCTTTACGATTCATCCTCGCGGCGGTCAATATGGCTGGTCTAACAATCCTTAATTGAGGGCATATCATGGCAATCCCAAACAAAGTATTACCGGGTTTTAGTGCATCGCTTTGGATGCAATCAGCGGCAACCCCAACGCCATTAACCACCGCAAACCTGTCAGTCTGGACTGCGCAAGTAGCGGCGATTGTCGGCACATCGGCAAACGGCACTGGCGCAAATGGTGTGCTGGTTCCGGTCGAGGCAGTACCGGCATTTGGACAGGATGACGCAGTGGCAAACTTTTCCGTTGCCGGTGCGCGTCAATCCGACAAAATCCCAACACAGTCTGCGCCGACTTCGCTGTCAATCACGGCGGCTTGGAATCCAAGCGATGCGGCATTGCTGCAAATCCGCGCAGACGCATACAACGGCACCGTGGATCGTACATTCGTGGTTGCGGCGGTAGAGGGAACCAACACAGTTGCTTATGCGTTTAATGGTCGCGTTTCGCAATTCCAGATCGACGCACAACCCGGCGCTGAAGCAAAGTGCATCTTTACCGTGCATCCTCGCGGTGGGCAATACGGCTGGTCTAACAATTAATCAACGCCCCTTCGGGGGCTTTTTTACATGAGAAAATATGACAACACAAATCAACAACAACAGCGAATTGCTTGGGTACTTGCTTGAGCAATCGCTGATCGCCCCTAAAAGTTGGTTCGGCTTTCCGCAGCAAAAACTTACCGGCATTGCGTTGGTGCATTCAATTGCCGCCAACCATGCCGATAAGATGTCACCATCCGAAATTGTTCAATACGTCAATGATTTGAACAATGAAATATACAACGGCATTATCAAGAAAGCATAAAACATGAAATTATCACAATCACTCAAAATTAATTCGGACAATATCCGAATCCGCGAATTCACAATGGCAGGGCAAAAGCTTCGGGTGCGCGTTCCGCTTGCATCGGAAATGGAAGCCATTACAAAAGCCGTTGACGATGTTGAATGGCAAGGCAAGTTTGAGGATTTGCAAAAATCATTTGCCGCTGATCCAGACGCAAAGCTTGAGCAAGTCGAGGATGATGTAACGGTCAATGGTAAATCAATAAAAGAACTGGCAATCATGTCTGCAAAGACCGAAGAGCGAATCGTGCAAATGATTCGCCTGCTGGTGCCTGCGGAAGAAGGTTTCGATATGTCGCAGATTTCTTATGCTGACGTTGAGGCAGAATTTCCGTTTTCGGTGCAAATTGAAATGATGAAGAAAATCTCGGAAGTAATTTCGCCGGGATATGAGGAAACGAGAAAAAACTAATTGGGTCATTGCGTTTACAGACTCGCGCCTATATGCTTGCTCACGGTGCGAATCCAGACGCAATGACAGAGGAAGATTTTGAACTGGTAATGGTTGCGTTGAATGATGGTTTGATTGGGAATAAAGCAGTTGTTAATACCCTGGGATATGTAACAACAGCAGTGTTCAATTATATGCGGTCACAAAATGCGCCAAGTTATACATTGCATGGAATACTTGGCATCATGCATGACTACATTTACAAGCCATTGTCGGATGAGGAAAAGCGGCAGCTTGCAAGCCAGCGGTTGCTTGAGTTTATGTCGATGAAACCGGAAGCGAATAATTTTTTGAAAGCAAAAGATGACGCTTAAAACGTATGGCTTTGAAGATTTTGATGCCGTCTTGACAGAAATGGGCAACGAATTTGGCTATACGGATGTCAACAAAAAGGTATTGATTCCGGCATTGCGCAACGCTATGAAAATAACGGCGCCTTATGCTAAAGGATTGGCAAGGGTAAATACGGGAAGAATGCGCGATAGCATTATTATTGAAGCGCGAAGACCAACTGATAGAGATAAAAAATCAAAATATATTTACGACAATGATGCGGCTATTGCTATTGTATCGGTAAGGCAATCAGCCGTATCTCTTGGTGAAGAATTTGGTACAGCAAATAAAGCTGGGCAACCGTTTATTCGCCCAGCATTGGAAGCAAACCAATCAACAATTTTGCAAACATTAGCGGAAGAACTGGCAAAGAAAATCCAACGCTATAAAAGCAGAAATTTGAAAGATTCCAAATGAGCATAATTGCGCGGCTTGGTGCGGTACTTGGTCTTGACACAAAAGAATTCGTCAAGGGTGTTGACGCTGCGCAACAGAAAAGCAAGGAATTTAAAAAGAATCTGAAAGAAACGCAGCAAACCGTCGATGGTATGAAAACAGCATTCGCTGCGGCAAGTGCTGCGTTTGTTGCGTTTGCCGCTGCCGCAATGCATGCTGCTGATGAAATTGCCGACTTAGCTGATGCCAACGAAACCAGCATTGGCAAAGTGCTGGAATTGCGAAGCGCATTAATTATGTCGGGCGGCGATGCAAATAAGATCGGTCAATTTTATTCGTCATTTACAAACGCTATTGATGGGGCTGCGCAAGGCAGCGACAAACTGCGCGATTCGTTTGCTGCGGTTGGCGTATCCATTCGAGATATTGCGACATTAAGCCAACAAGAATTGCAAAACAAAACGCTGCGCGGATTGTCGCAAATTGATGATCAGGTGCGGCGCAATGCGCTTGGCTTTGAATTGTTTGGCAAGGCAGCAAAAGGCGTAAACTTTTCTGCAATGGCGAATAACGCGAAAGATGCCGCAGGCGGTTTTGATAAACAAGCCCAAGCAATTAAAGCGGCGGCAGACGCAGCGCAAAAAATTCAAATGTTTTTTGGCGATATGCAAATTGCGGCATTGGCTGCAATTAAGCCGGTATCGGATTTAATGAACAAGATTCCAGCAGAGGATCGCATCGAAGCTATGACCAAAGCTTTCCAAGCTTTAGGCGTTGCAATTGCAATTGCATTTGGCGTAACTGCGGTTAAAGGCGTTGTTGCGTTTGCTTCTGCGCTTCGCATGATTGCGGTTGCAAATCCGTGGTTGCTTGCGCTGACCGCTGCTGGTGGTGCTGCCGCTTATCTTGGCTTAGATAAATTGATAGGCGGCGAATCGGAAGATGTAGAACAAACCGACGAGATTGGCAAAATTTCTAAAGGTGCTGCTAATCGTGAAATTGAATTATCGCAACGCGATAAGATGATTCAAAAATATAGGGAATTGATCAGACTTGCCGAACAAGCCGGGGCTTTGGACAAATCAAATATTTGGTTGAAATATGATGCTGAACAAAGATTGCTTAATATTGAATTGCGTAGATACCAGCTTTCAACTAATCAATACAATCAGGCCAAATTAAATTATGAAATCGACCAACGATATGCGGAAGTAGTTGCCAATAAAGAAGCAGCTTTGCGTGAAGCGACAAA